TCTACGGTCCGCCGCTCTCTGGGTGAATGGGCGTACATCTTCGGATGTCCGACGCCCGCTTGGACTCCTGACGACTCGAGCTGCTTCGGCCTTGCTCGAGACGTCAAAGGACTGCTTGGTTCCTGCCCGTCCGCCTCCCAGGAGGCGGTTTTTGCTTGGCAGTCGATTAAGAAACTCTTGCCGAACTCCTGTTCGTGCATGGAGCGTCCCTTGATCGAGGCAGTCGCTGAAGGGTTCGGTCGTCCACGCCGAGCCCTCCCCCACGGTTACGTGGCCTTTTTGAGGAAGGAGACCCGCCGCTTGTTTCGCAAGGGTTGGGATTCTTCCTCTTACGAAGACCACGTGCTTACCTGCTCTCCCTCTCTTTCCGGCACCTTAGAGTGTCCACGTTCTAAGGGCGGCTGTCTCGCCTCCGGTTTAGATCACAGCTCGTTTATCGATGCTTGTCTTACCGGTGGTTCTACAGGCCGTCCTGTCGTGGAGGCTGAACTTCTTGTGGTTCAGTCTGCGGGGAAGCCTCGTCCTCTGACGAAGTTCTCTTCCGACTCTTTGTGCTTGAAGCCGTTGCATACGACGGTCTACGACCACCTCAGACGCCAGCGATGGTTGTCTGTTGGTGACGTCACGTCGTCTACTCTGGCCCGTGCCGGGTTCTCGAGGGCGGATGGTGAGGTCTTGACTTCTGGCGATTATAAGTCGGCTACCGATGGTTTGTCCATCGAGGCCGCAGAAGTCATCCTCGAGACTATCCTGGAGGGGGCGATTTCGGTCTCGCCGTTTGTGAGGGAGTACGCCATGGCCTCCTTACGACCCGTCTTGGGTTGTAAGAAGCTTGGCATACAAGGGCTTACGCCCAGGGTTGGACAGATGATGGGGAGTTTTTTGAGCTTCCCTCTTCTGTGTTTGCAGAACAGGTTCGCCTTTCTGTGGGCTCTCCAGTCCTCGGGTTTGAGTCCAAAGGAGGCCGAAAGGACTCCTTGCCTGATCAACGGCGACGACATCCTTTTCTCTTCGACACCTCGTGTGTCTGAGGTTTGGATGGGAGTCGTTTCCGCTTTGGGACTCGAGGTTGAACGTACTAAGACGTCGGTTTCGGAGGACCTCGGTTCTCTGAATTCGACTCTCTTGCGTTGGAGTGGTTCCCGACTTCGTGTCGTTCCCACCCTCCGTTTCGGTCGTCTTCGGACGTCCGAGTACGTTACCTCCCTTTCGCGCGAGTTTCGCCAGTGGCTGTGTGGTTCAGGTGCTCGTCGGTTCCGCGAGGGTGTCGTCTTCTTCAAGAGACACCTCTCACTCCTTAGGTCAACTAGATTGACTCTTTTGGAGCTCGGTTTCCGCGGGACCCTCGCCTGCCGCATGGCTGAGGTTTTCTCGCTGGTTCCTTGTGAACCACCTCGGTTCAAGCCGCCTCCGCCACCCGTTGGTCATTCGATCGTTCTTCAGAGCGATTTCGTGACCCGGGTGCCTGCGGAGACACTTGGGAGTGAGCTTGCCCGCGTTAACGCGAGGGAGCTGGCTGCGTGGAAGTTCTCCTCGGAGTTCTTCGCGTGCCAGGAGAAGGCAGTGCTTCGGTACTGCCTGTCTCTTTCGTCGGTTCGTGCCCCGGCGCGGCGTGACGTTATCCCTCTTCGGGAACGTGGGTGGAGAGGTAGGTTGAGTCCCGTGGGGGCTGCGGAGTCACGTCGACAGTTGGTCGAGTGGTTCCTTCAACCTTTGGAGTCGGGTGAAGGTGGTGTTCCTGTTTTTGATCGTGTGCTTGCTCTTCAGGAGCTCGTTGACTACGATGACAGAGCACCTCCAGGTTACTCGGAGACGGTCGGGTCTGAGTGCCCGAGCGTGGATGGGGTCTCGTCGTGCTCCTTGGAGCGCGACCTCGTACCCCCGAAGAAGGAGTGATCGGACACGTGGTGTCCACGAGGATGTCATGACGCCTTTGCGGTGTTACCTGAAAGGAGCCCCACTACTTATAATCCTTAGCCTGGCTGACCGGGACACCGGTGTTCAAAACACTTGGATTCAGTGTGGCCGCTACGGCGGGAGAGTGGGGTACCGCTGCTGTGGTTAAAGGGGAGCGTGCAGGTTTCGGGAAGTAATTCCCGGGGGGCTGCTTCCTATATCACCGAGTAGGGCCATTGTGTTGATTGACTAGTGGTTGTCACGTGGTGAGGCGGCTTTGAATCCGCGGCTCCAGAAGTCAAGTTGGAGTGCACTCCTCCTTCGGGAGCGCAGGACGTAGGCGTGTTGTAGGACACCCGAACCTGTGGTACTTGGGAC